AGGAGCTCGTGTGGTGCTTCAACGACCCCGCGTCCGCGAACGCTGCCACCTCTCTTTGGAACTTCTCCAAGTACCCCGGTGCTTCCGACATTATCCTCGAGTCTGATGCCCAGACTGAGGCTTCCGGTAACTGCTACGTGCCCATCACCCAGGGTACCGGCGTTCCCCTCCTTGCCTGCGGTGAGGGCGGTTCCGCGGACAAGTTCACCGAGGAGTGGGCTGGTCCTCTCACCGACTTCAAGCTTGTCCTCAACGGTCAGGACAGGTTCAAGGCTCAGAAGGGCAAGTACTTCAACCAAGTCCAGAGCTACAACCATCACTCTGGTTGCCCCTACCCCGGTGTGTACTCGTACTCTTTCGCGCTCAAGCCCGAGGAGCACCAGCCTACCGGCACTTGCAACTTCTCGCGCATTGATAACGCGCAGGTTGCTGTCACCATCCCCTCTGGTATCGCCTCCACCACCATGCACATGTTCGCGGTTAACTACAACGTCCTCCGCATCCAGTCCGGTATGGGTGGTCTTGCCTTCTCTAACTAAGCATACAAATCAATTTTGTATTTGCTATTAAAAATAATTAATTAGATCTTCATTTTTAAATCACATGAAAAATGTTATTTAAAAACGAAATACGTCATCATAATATGATCCTTCAACCCTATTGCTTTGTTGGAAGGCGTACATATGCTCAAAGAACTAAGGCTAAATATTGGAAAGCTAAAGAAAATGCAAATAAGACGTGTATGAAAAACCCGGATGCACTTAATTGTGCAATTCGACATAGACGATGTGAAAACTGTCCATTTAATAGGTTTTTCAGGTCTGATAAACCACGTGAATAGTTATGACCGGTGGTTCATCATTGTATCCGTAGTATCTCATAGAAATACCAAATTGATGCATTAAATCTGTATGTATTTCCGAATTAATCTGTTGTTTCCAATTTTTTAGCGTTGTGTTGAAGTATTCAAGTCCTTCATCAGAAAATACACATATACGCATAAAAGGTTTAGAGCGCACTCGTGACATGTAGTTATCAACAGCGGATGGTAATGGGAGTGTATTATAGTCGTCTGATTTGATAATATCAATAATATAGTAACCATGTGCATCACAAAGGATATTACATTGCATCTCAGGAAACCCCTTTATATAGGCTTCAAAATCTTGAGAACTTGGGAGAGTTGTATAGATTGGTGTATTTTCGGTTACAATGTCATTCGTCTTTCCTAATCCCGGGTGTGTATGGAATCCTATCTCTGAGTACCATATTTGTTCAATCTCTTTAGATTTTACACAATTACGACATTTAGATGTTACATATTCCGGTTTACTGAATGTAAAATTGTCACGTTCCACCTTACCTGCATACTCCCATCGATTTAAATAAGATAGCTTACTTATTTCTTTTAAATCGTTGATGACACTACGTGTAAGTTTAAGTTTCTTCTTACGAGGTCTGATCATAGGTGTATGAACAGCCTGGACACTTATCATCTGATAGTAACACTTAAAAATAATCTGTTATTATTTATTATGATCTTCAAGAAACTCTTGGAAAATTTATTGAAGACTGAAAAACCAAAATTGGGGAGATGGTCTCTAAAATCATGTAACGAGTTAGCTACATCTATTAACTCCGTGTATCAGAATAGAGATCATTGTGGTGATACTATATGTAAAACACCGAAGAAGGCTTTGGAGTATCCATCAAAACATAATACCCAACAACGTGGTCATTAGAGTAAAACTACTGGTCATAGAAGCAATGGGTGTGGTGGGAATACTACCCGCTGCTCTTACTGAAGATGCACAAAGACATAAAAGACATAACAACATTAAGATGGGTACAATAGCTTTCATTTTACAATGGACTTAGAAAAATAAATCAATATCGAAGTATGTACCACGATGTTTACACTGACGGGAGCAGTTTGGGAAATCCTGGACCTGGTGGTTGGGGTGTGGTCAGTGATATTTATAAGTTATGCGGTGGACAGCCTAATACAACAAACAATCGGATGGAGATGATGGGAGTCGTTAAAGCTCTGGAAGAGTCTTTACGAAGGGAGTATCTCGAGGTCTGTATTTACACAGATAGTAATTATGTGAAGCAGGGGATTACCCAGTGGATCCATAAATGGAAAAAGAATGGTTGGAAAACTTCATCAGGGAGTGATGTAAAAAATAAGGATCTTTGGATTGAAATTGATACACTTCGTAATCAATTGAAAGATGTTCAGTGGAAATGGGTGAAGGCTCACAACGGAAATCCTCTCAATGAAGAGGCAGATAAACTTGCGAAGGAGAGTGCAAAAAAATATCTTGATAATTAGTAAATGGGTGTGATCATACATCTTCACGACAATATAAATCATTACGCTTCTATTAACACTAATACTGTTTCAGTTAGTAAAAATATTAGTTATGCACCAGTTAACGAACCGGTAGAAGGCGCTAGTCTAGAACTTGGTACAGAACAGGAAATTACTTTTATTATCACTGGTGAAATGGATATATGGGATAATGAAACAGCATCTAATGAAAATGATAGAAATGACCCTATTCAACGTACTACAATCTTTGTAAAATCTAATACTATACCAGAAAATCTGTATACGGAAGTGTATACAAAGTTTAAATCTGGACTCGCATCTTTTACGGATGATATTTAAATATTAACATATCTCAAGTTATACATGACTGAAGATGACAGTTGTGCATGGTGTGATAAACAAGTACACCTTTTAACGAAGTGGGGGGAAAAGAGTGCGGGTTACAGATGGCTTCATAATCACTCACGACTTTTATATAAATCACAGAATGATTGGTTAGCATATCCATCAATAATTATAGCAAGTATAACGGGCGTGGGGGGTTTTGCCGTTTTAAATCCGAGTGGTAATTCTGATGTATCTACAGATACTAAAAACAAGATTATGATAGTACAGTACTTCTTTGCTTTCCTAAATGTAGTGGGGGGTATTCTAACCAGTATTTCTAAGTTTAGTCAAAGTCTGTCTTTATCGGAAGCACATTCAGCAATGTGTGTACAGTGGTCTAAGTTTTATAGGACCATAGATATGGAGTTATCTCTTGATGTAAAACACAGGGGTGATGTAGTTGAATTTATAATGAAATGCAAAAAAGAGTATGATCGGCTTTTGGATGAATCTCCGGATATTCCAGCGTGTTCTATACAAGCCTTTCTGGTTCAATTCCCGGATAAAGTCAACAAGCCAGATGTATGTAACGGATTGTCGATTGTTGTGAGTGATGATGCAGCGTCTGTTACCGGGTCTACACGTGCTGTTAGGAGATGGTTAGGTGCCTTTTCGGGTGTAAAAACAAAAAGAAATAGTAGAGATGACGACCTTCATAGAATGGAGAGTGTGTAATTCGACTTAAAAAATATCATACATTATTAGATAAAATGAACGTTGGTATACTCACAGCTGGTGGTGTATGTCCAGGTGTCAATAATATTATCCATACACTTACTCGCCTTGAAAATGCTCAAAACAACCGTATGTTCGGTATATACGAGGGTTTTCGTGGTGTTAATAACAACTTACGATTAGACTTGTCCTCTCGTGACAAGATTGATGAAGGTGCGGGATCTGTTTTAAGGGTCTCGTGTGATAAAGTTGATATAGAAAAAGCAATTGATAATATTAATGATCTTGACAGACTTTACTGTATATGCGGAAATGAGTCTATGAAAAGTGCAAAAGAGCTTGCTATGGATGACCGAATTGAAACAAATATTATTGGTATTGCTAAAACAATTTTCAATGACATCCCAGGTATTGAATCTATCGGATTTCAAACAGCTGTCCAGGAGTTTGCAAAATATATTGACTATGCATACACGGAAGCCACTACAACTAATTCAATTGTGTTTATTGAAGCTCCGGGTCGCTGTGTAACTGGACTGGCTACACAAGCTACATATGCACGTTATTCTAAAGTTACCGATATAGTTACACCCGATACAACCAATAAAATTAAAATGCATCAGATTAGGAATAACTATGAAATAAATGGTTACGCAACTGTAGTTGTATCAGAGAATTGTGATTATACAGATATAATTAGCTATTTGGAAGAAGTTGAGGCAGATGTAAAGATCATATCACCGGGATTTTCAATTCGTGACGTTGAACCATGTGTTTATGATGTAATTATTTCCCATGAAATGGCAATTCAAGCATTTAAACATGCTCAAGAGGAGCGTAATTTTATAAAAGGTGCGTCAAATTCTGTCTATTTTGAGGATTTTCTCAACATAGTATAATGTTTAGAGCCATGTACAAAGATCCTAAATTTATAGGGGCTCAAATAACACCACCAAACAATGTCATTGTGATAACAGAAGATGGCGTTGAAAATTATACAGTGGAAAAACAAGATTTTAGATCAGAAGCCCTTATTGATAAACAGATGAAATTACTTAAAGGTACAGACCGAGGAAAGATCAAGTTACGAGAACTCTTCTTAGAACCAAGAGTAGAACAAAAGGGGCGTTTTACTGTTACGGTTTACGAGTTTTGATCCAATAGCTCAGTTGGTTAGAGCGTGGTGCTTATAGTAAGGTATACATAGTGAGGTAAAACTCACACGAGGCACGCCAAGGTCACGGGTTCAAGCCCCGTTTGGATCACACTTTTATAAATATATTGTTTGTATTTATAAAAATGTGTATGGAATATGCGATTAAGATAAGGGACACTACAACACCACATGATTTGGATTGTATGTTTACACACGCTTGGTCATATAACAAACCTGTTAGATTTGTTATGGATGTTACAGAATGTAGAAATATATCACTTGGAAAGGTTCTCTCTATGAAGAAGGTTCTTGACAGTCATCGTCTCAACTCGAATAAATATATTGACTACACCACTGTCTATGTAAAGTCGCGGTTAGCTAAAACTGTTCTTAATTTGGGACTCTCTATAATAAAAACTGAAAGACCTGTGTACATCAGTACCCATACTTAATGTCTTTTGTTGTGGCGGAAGGATTAGTTCTGGATATAAAGTCTGGACGTCCATGAGTACAATGTCCAATTGTACTATTATGACTTCGATCAATCATCATGTAGTGTCTAAGGTCTTTATAATATATTCTGGCACCTTGTGATATTAAATCCTCATGTTTCATGTCTATATGATTATCCATAGGAATGAAATACTTTACATATTTTTTCATGTTTTCAACATTAATGAGGTAACATTTGGTACTCGAAATCCATTTAACCTTTTCTAACTTTCCATCTTGTTTGTCAGGAAGACGTGATAAGCAGTGAAAGAAGCACATTTCAAAATCATCTCCTCTATCATCTATTATATTTTGTATTTCTTTGTAAATTTCATGAGACTTAATAACCACATTATCTTCAAAGATGACTGCATATTTCAATCCCTGATGAAAACATCTCTTGTAGAAATCCATGTGTCCCATGAAGCATCCAATTGCTCCTAAGTTAAAGTAAGTTATGTCTGGACGTGTTACAGATTTGTCATAGTGCATTTCCAAAGCTTTTTCGTAGTACTCACCATCAATCTTATTTTCATATTTTTTAGCATTCTTAACAATTCGTGTATCCGAACCATATATGATTTCAATTGGTATTTCCTGATTATGATACTTCATGAAATGATTTTTCCGTTTTTCTTCAGATTTTAATGTTAAAAGGAAACATTTATAGTCATAAGTTTCAACTCTACGTTTTCTGTAGAATAACAAAAATGCTATAATCAGTATCACAATTAAAATTGATGACATCTTACTTAAACATGAGAAAATACTTATGACTAAGATGAACATCATAGATTTATGTGGGATTGTGAGTTCTGTAATTATAGTCGTTATGTTTATACCAGAGATTTATCATGTCTATAAACATAAGGATGCTAAAGCTATTAACTATTCCTTCTTACATTTAAATGTTATTTCAAGTGTACTAGCTTTGGTGTATGGAATAACTTATAACGTTACTCCCATGATAATTAATCAATCAGCTATGGGAATATTTGCGCTGTTAATGTATTATTTTAAACATGTTTATGAATCATCTGATACTGTCAACTTTGTATAAGCTTAAACATTAGAAAATACTTATGAGTAAGATGAACGCTATAGATGTATGTGGTCTGTTGGGATCCGCTTTCATCGTTGTTATGTTCATACCTGAAATTAAGCATGTGTACAAACATAAAGATGCAAAAGCTATAAATTACCAGTTTCTACATCTGAACTTGGTTGCCAGTGTTCTGTCCCTCGTATACTCATTCTATTACAATGTCGTACCTATGACCATTACAAATATTGCTGCCAGTCTTTTCACATTTCTCATGTACTACTTTAAATATATATACGAGGTTAAAGAAAAGAATCGAATTACTGATATAGTAGCCGAGGCTCCGGCTCCTATGGTGTAGTTGGTCAACACTGTGGACTTTGAATCCACCACCCCAAGTTCGAATCTTGGTGGGAGCTCGTTC